GTCCTTGGCCGCGATCTCTTCCTGGAGCCGCTCGGTCCAGGCGTTGCGGGCCTGCTCGACGGTCATCTTCTGCCGCTGGGCCTCGACCAGGAAATCGTTGCTCGCCTTCGGCAGCGCCGCGACCAGCTCCTCGAACCCGGCCGGCTGGGCCGGGGCCTCCGCGCGCTGGAGTGTCGGTGTCAGTTCACGGGCCGCTTCGCTTTGGGCAGTCTCTTCGGACATGCTCTTTCTCCTCGATTTGCTAAGGTCTCTTGTAGTAACCAGCTCGATGAGCTGGTCCATCGTCTCCTCAAAGGTCTGGATCCCGTCGATCAGACCCAACTGCTGGGCGTCCTCGGCCAGGTGAATCCGGCCGTCGGCCAGCTCGGCCACCCGGGCCACCGACAGCTTCCGGCCGCCCGCCACGCCAGCGGTGAACTCGGCCTGGGTCTTGTCGATCAGCTCCTGCCAATACTCCCGCTGCTCGGGCGTGATTTCGGTTCCGGGGAATCCAGCGGCCTTGTACTGGCCCGACCGAATCACCACCGGCCGGATCCCGCGGGCCGCCGCGTAGCCCGAATAGTCATACAGCCCGGCGTAGGTCCCAATCGAACCCACCATCGCCGTCCGATCGTTGGCAAACACCTTCCGGGCCTGCGAGGCCACCCAGTAGGCGGCCGAGGCCGTAAGGTCCTCGATGTACGCTAGTACAGGTTTTTGGCGGTCGGCCGCCGCGACCTCGCGGGCGAGGTCGGACGTCCCGGCCACGGTGCCGCCGGGCGAATCGATTCGCAGTACGATCCCCCCGATCGTCTCGTCGCGGGCCGCCTGCCGGACCGCCTGGCGAATGCGGACTGTGGAGCCCGCGGCGCTCAGGCTGCTGCCCCGCTTGGTCATCGTGCCGTTGATCTCGATCACGGCGACCGCGACGTCCTGGGCCTGGCGGCGGCCTACCCTGGCCGCGGCCTGCGGGCTTTCGGCGTCTCGGGCCTGGACGTGGGCGATCAGATCCGACCGGGCCACCTGATCGAACAAGAGCAGGAACCGCCCCTCGTCAATCGCCCAGAGCCCGAGGTACTGGTCGAGATTCAAGTCCGGCCCGAGTGTTTCCAGGCCGGCCAGATCGATCGTGGGTAGCTCTTGCGTCACTTCTTTCTGCCTTCTGCATTCTGCATTCAGCATTCAGTCTCCGCCATCTCGGGGACTGTCGGTTGTCAGTGTCACCTTCACCCCGTCGGGCGTGGGGAGGGAGGCGCAATCCCGCCAGGTGACATCCAGCCCCGGATAGTCTTTCTTGAGCTGCTCGGCCTGGAGCCAAGCCTTTTCGATTAGCTTGGCGTTGTCCTCCACGATCTCCTGGGAGAGATCGTCCCAGTCGACATTCCGCTCGCTGGCGACCCGCCGATGCGAACTCAGGGCGTTGCGGACCCGCAACAGGTCGGCGGCGGCATCTTTCGTCGGCTCGATGTAGGGCCAAGCCGCCCCCTGGAATCGGTGGCCGAAGATATTGATCCCCGTCTGCTTCGCGGCGTTGCGCAGCGCCGCGTCCTTCGCCATCCACTGCCGGACCTTCCAACGATAGACAGGACTATGCAACTTCGTCCGCAGCCATTTCTGATTGCGTCGAAACCCGTCCCGGGCCGTGCTCATCGCGCCGCGCCAACCACTGAAATTTGTCTCCTTCGCGTCCAGCAGCACGAGCACCAGCGGCATCCCGATGTTGACCCCGACCATCTGGAGGATGAACTTCGCAAACGGCAGGAACTCCGGATTCGGCACGTTGGGCGAAAACCCCTCGAGGTCCTCATCCGGCTCGCCCTTGATTTCCATCCCCGGGCCGATCCCCTCGATCTGTTGCGTCGTGCCGTCGGTGCGGGTCTCGGTCGAGCGGGGCCCGTACTGGCCGCCCTCGCCGGCGGTCGCATTCTGCCACTCCGGCCCGCGCTTGCGAAAGATCGCAAACGCCGAGCAAACCTGGGACTGGATCAGCTTGGCAAAGATCGTGTCGTCGATGATCGTGGTCGCGTTGAAGATCGGTGCCAGCGCCGTGACCCCTCGCGTCTGTGAGATCCGCCGGGGATTGTAGACGTGAAAGACCTGCCGAAAACCGTCTTCGCCGTAGGCCGGGATCCGCCGCATGTCGCTCACCCGCGCGACCGGGCGCATGGGGTCGATCTCGTCGCGCGTAAACCAGTATTCCAGCCGGCGCCGCCGCTGGTCGAGCAAGATCCCGTGCACCACGTTCCGCGTGGTATTGGTGGCCGTCCGCAGCCGGTGGGCTTCGGTCATCTCCAGCGATCCCTCCAGCAACGGCAGGGCCAGGATGTCACCGTCGACCAGCGTCTGTCTCAAAGTGAGCTGCTCCATGTCCCAAAAGGTCTTCTCGCCCTGGACGTCGCACTGCTCGGGGTCCTCGCTCCAATCCTTCCAGCTGGCCTTGAGGTCCACGTCGACCTTCTCGTCTCCGGTGTTGACGTCCAATGGAAACCCGTCGCCGATCGTCTGTTCCACCGCTCGGCTGATTATCTGTCCAACCGCCAAATCGTTGCGGTCGAGGTCCCGGGCGTATTCCATCAGCTTCAGATACTGCGATTCGCTGCGGTAGTGATGATCCGCCCCCGATCCGCCGGTGGCCACGCCCGATCGGACCCGCGTAAACCGGTTCGACTTCGCCGCGTCATAGTCGGCCCGCAGCCCGTCAAACCAGGCCGTCAAGCTCGGCTGCTCAATTCGTCTGCGTCGGGCCATGTTCCGCGGTCAGCGTCGGTAGTTTTCCAGGCTCAGATGCGTCACCCGTCCCGTGCCATTGGCCAGCGCGTACCACCGCTCGGCCGCCTTCAGCTCCTCGCGCAGCAGGGCCACGTCCATCTGGATCTCGTGACCGCCGCGCCCGGCCAGGGCCGCCAGCTTCGGCGTGCGGCGCAAGAGCATCCGGCAGGCCGTCTGAAAGATCAGGCACTTGGCCGTGTCGCCGTCTTCGGCGTAGGAGGCGTTGTCGTCGTAGGCGGCCCAGACCTGGGCGTCGGTCGATGCGGAGCTGAGCTGGGACATACGCCTCCCATCCTACCGCATCCGGTGGCCCGATTACTGCGCGCCAACGGAGAATCCGGAGAATCCGGAGCCGGAAAGTCCGTTGCGGGAAGTGAGGAGTGGCGACTGGTGAGTGGTGAGTGGCCAGCTTGACCTACGGTCAAGGATTTGGCTCCGCTTTGGCGATGGCCGCCTTTGCGGCCAGAAAGTCCTGTTCATCGGGGCCGCCGACAACGTCAATACCTTCGGCATGGCATTTCCCGATTAAGAACTTGCACGCGGCCAGCAAGTCCGGAGCAGCGCTGATCAAGCAGGCATTGGCCTCCGCTTCGGGCGTTGCACGCCCACCGCGTCCCAGGCTGTAGACCTGGCAGACAGAAGCGATAGGGAGAAAGAACCCGGTGTTGTCTTTGCCCCTATCTTTTTCGATCGTGGCTCGCCCGTGGTCACCCTCGAAATACTTGCAAGTCCAGGGCCCCGCCGTGTGTTTTGGCTCAGTCACTTTTTGGTCCTTTCGCGGATATTGTATTGGTGGATATTCTAAGCGGACCACGGGAACTTCCAAGTGGGGAGTGCTCAGTCACCCCCTCCCCCCTCACCGGCTTCCAGGGCCTCGGCCACCTGTTCGATCATCCAGACCATTGCATGGCTGGCCCGATCGATGTGACTCCCGTCCGCCAGCCGGGCGTCGGCCCGGTGCAGGGCGAGGAAAATCTTCGCCGCCGTCTCCCGCTGCCGTCGATTGCGGAACTGGACGTCCAGGTGCCGAACCGGGCTCACCGCCCCGTCGATCATGGGGATCTCGATTGTCACGGTTCGACTTACCGGCGGGCCGATTTCGCTCGGCTCCTCCACCACTTCGTCCGGGTTCCCGTCGATCAATTCGCTCGACGCGCCCGCCGCTTGTGCCGTTTTTCGCTTCGCCATCATCAGTCCTCTTGGGGTTAGGGTTTACCTCTTAGGTCTTTTCATTCTGCATTCTGCATTCCCCTCTTACCGTTCCGTGATCAAGAAAGCCCGCCCGTCCGGTCTCCGCACCGGCGTGGGTCGGATCGTCGGCCCGGACGTCCGCGCCGGAGTCGACTCCGCAATGATCCGCACGCCCAGCAGGTGCCCGGCCGCGCAGGCCGCATACGCGCAGTCGAAATAGTGGTTGGCCCGCGACTGCCGAACCCAGCGGCGGAGCAGACCCTTGCCCGGCTTGAACTCCTCGACGATCTTCTCGGCCGTAAAGTGCTTGGAGATCGTGACGTGTTCATTCGGATTCGTCGAATGGAAAAAACGCAAGGCCCCGGGCTGATCCTCCGGCGTAGCGAGTCGTTCGTGCAACTGGGATTTCCAAAGGTCAGCGTTCATCTCCACCACGAATACGCGGTGCTTCGGCTGCCACGCCACATGGTAGCCCTCCCCGATATGCTTGACCTCGGCGCCGGTCTTCTTGGGCCGCGTGTACGACTTGCGATACTCCTGCCCGGCTCCGCGCCCCAACGTGGGCCGGAACCGCCGGTCCCGACCCTGCTCGCGAATGAAGGCATAGACGGGTTCCGTGCCGTCTCCTCCCCGGGCCCGGTCGCCCTGATAGCCGGCATCGATCCAGACCTGGTCGGCCACCCGCGGCTGGCCCGGGCGCGTGGCCCAGCCC